ATTTAATGAGTTATCTAGCGCTCAAAAGTTAATCGAATCAGCTTTTGGATTAACTAAAAAAGAAGCAGAATCTATGAACACAGCGGTTGAAAATATCGAGTTGTTTTTCAAGCTTTTGTTTAGCAGCTGCTAGCTTTTCCGTCGCACTCGCATTTTTGTCCATGCCGGATATCTGATTTTTGTATTCAAGAGTCGCCAATTTCATGTCATTATTGATCTCTTTGATCGTTTTAGAATAAGCAACTTCACCATTCATCCTAAAATTGAGGACTACATCAGACTCTTTTGTGTTTTTCGCCATGCTTCTCTCCTTTCTACCAGAACGGGCTATTGTCTAGCGTAGTCGTTTCAGGTATTTCAAAATCTGGAACATTCGCTAATAGCCACTGGATATAGGATTTAAGCCACAAGTTTGGCGTTGCTCGTAAAAAGAAATCCTCACTCCAATTCAATAGAGTGAGGGCTACATAAAGATAGAAATCCCAAGGCGTGCCTAGCGGTTCTTCTTGTGATTTCGCTTTTGATTTTTTCTTTTTTGGGTTTTTGAGGCTTGATAGTCTTGTGGCTTTTTGGATTTTTTTAAGTCTACCTCTTGGAATTGTTTTGGCGCGTAGATCCGCATGCAAACTGAGTAGACTTGCAGCACTTCCTCGCCCATTCCTAAGAAACGTTCGATCGTCTTAGGATCTTCATCAAGTCCGCCAGTTCGCAGCATACCATAGATCAATGCCCGCATAATTTTAAAATCAGATGGCGTAACAGTTCTTAAATCCATTCTGCCATCTGCTCGTTTTAACATGTCATTCATATCTGCTTCAAAAACAGAATAATCTTGATCATAGATTTCAGCGATAAATTCCCATGTTTCCATGGTGGCATCTACCGGAAATTTATGCCCTTGAATAGTGACTGTTTCTAATTCGCCTAACGTAATGCCATAATCGGATAATTTTGCCATTAGTCGCCACCACCCGATGGTGCTGCAGATAAGGTTGCCCATTGTTCTTCACTATAGACCGGTTGTGCAATAAATTGGTCCAAAGTGATTCCTTCTGCGCTTTCACGGTAAGAATCAAATGTTGAGTACATGACATTATTGAAGTTCAACCCATAAGCATTCAGATTCGCTGTTACATCATTGATTTCAATTTCTGCCTCTGCTGTAACATATGTTTCATCAATAACATTTGATAATTGTACTTTAGGGTACCAAACAGCTTTCTTGCCCCCACCTTCAATATTTCCGATAAATCCAAAAGCAAAGTATGGTAATTCAACGGCATTGGTTTTATTGAAAGTAACCCCTTTTTGAGCAACCAAACCTTTAATCCTATCCATCAAAGAAACAGGAATACCAACATGCGTTAAGCCAATTTCGTGTTTAGTTTCTCGCCCGATCGAGCGGAAAAGCTTGCTAGAAGCGTATTTCTCTAATGTAGATCCGTTACCACTAATAGCCAACTCTGTGGCAATTGGTAAACGTACGATCTCGTCATAAGTTGGTGCAGCATTCGGTGACTCAGGTGTTAGCATCATTGTGATCAATACATCATCTAATCCTTCAAAAAACTTAATTTCTTTTGCATCCAAAGAAATCATCCTTTCCATTGGTTCATAATTTTTCTTGTCATAATTTCAGCGATTTTATCGCTATGTTTTTTGTAAGTCTTGCTTGCAAAGCGTTGCGCTTTTTGATCAACCGTGCCGTTTTCCGGAAACCGCCAATAATAAGCTGTATTCTCAAATGCAACTTGCACATTCTTCTTTCCTATTTCAACTTTTACATGATCTTTCGCATGTTCTTTGTTAAATAAAGATTCTGGAATGTTTGGCATAAGCATTTGCAAGTAGTACTCAGCAGCTTCTTCTAGAGACTTCATTGTAATCTTCGTTGGGTCTTGTTTCATCAAATTGCCAAAGAAGTCAGCTTGATCTTCAAATCCGTTTTTTCTAGCCATCGACAATCACCTGTATTTCTGTATAGAAATTAGTGATCGTTTCATCATTTTCAGAACCAGCAGTTGAATAGAAATCGCCATACTGAATCTTGTTCTTTGCAAACAATTCTTCAATCGGCAATAGGTCATCTTCGGTTCCGTCAGTAAACAATGACAATTGATAGGTTCGTTTCCGACGATAGACATTGCTGCTGGCATGAACATTTTCAGTGCTATCGTAGGTGTAAACCATATAAGGATAGGCTGTGTTTTTGGGCGCCATATCCCGATATAGTTTGTATGGGAGTGTTTTAAGCAACGCTCTCAATTCATTTAAATTAATCGACATAGGCTAAACTCAACTCCATTTCACGATCATCAACATTCGTATAAATACGAGTAATGTTATAAGCCACAGAATCAATTCTAACGGCACTTAGCTTTTCGGTGATAGATTTATCCAATCTAATCTTAATCCGTCTGACAACGTCAGTTTTAGCCTGTTGAGAAAGATATTTTTCTTGTGCAGTCACGCCGATATCCTGATACCAAAGATCACGATTTTCTTGGTATTCAGTGACCGGTCGATCACGATCGTCAACTGTTTCGACGATATCCAATAATTTAGCTTTCCACCTAAGTTTGTTGGTCTGTCGCTTCGGCATTTTGGATCACCCCTTGTACAATAAATGGTGTAATGGCATTCAACGCTGCTTCTAATTCACCTTCAGCAACCCGATACTCATAACCAATACCAGCCACCAATAAAATCAAATATTCTTTTTGGCCACCAGTAGCGGTCATCACGTAGTCCTTGGCCATCTCCAAATAGAAAGAGAGCATGGAATCATCCATACCCTCTTCAAAATGAATATGCGCCTTGAACTTTTCTTCCAAAGATAACTCTTTAGGTTCATCAGCCATGATTATTCACCGCCGCCAGCAGGTGGTGTCACTGTTGGTAAGAATTTGTATACTGGAACTTCAAATGGTGAATAGATCAATTGTCCGTCAATCAAACTCCAAATACGGAAACCTACACGATTTGTACGAGCGAACAATTCAACAAGTTTTTGGATTTCTAACGATCCAGTAACATCTTGAATGAAGAATTTAGAGAAGTCCCCAAAGTAGAATACTGGTTGGGAAGGATCCGTTTCATCAACAGCTTCTTCTTCTTCGACCAGGTAACCCAACAACTTGTAGTTGCAACCTTCAACTGGTGCATCGAGTGGACGTAATAGCGGTAAACCATCATCTGTCTTCATTAATTCAATAGCAGTGACAGCAGCGGTGTTTAATACCCAACGTGCTTTTTTACGTACAGCTTTGACTGGCGTATTTTTCATTTTAACTAAAGCGTCGTAAAGCGTTGTTTCAGTTGTTGTAAATTCAACAGCTTTCTTAGACAATGCACCATCGTTCACGTTGTCTGTTTCATCGCCGTGAACCATATATTGTGTTTCTTTTCGTACATAAGCTTTCTTCAACTCATCAATCACGATTTGTTCAATAGGCAATCCGGTACGCGCTAACAAAGCTTTTGTTACAGTTGCTAAGGCATCGAATTCTGATGGCGAAAGTTCAATCTCGTCAAATTCGATATCTGTTTCTGGCATATCAGTGGTTCGTTCTAACTTGTGACCTTGCGCATCAGCTTTTTCGACTAGGATAGGGTATTTGATGTTTTCACTAGTAGAAACACCTGTACCTAAGCGACGTAAGAAGTTTTCTTCTTGCGCATAAGTAATGATCTCGCGGCTCAAGAAATCAGGTACTGTGACCGATCCATTTCCTGTTACCAACCCTAACGTACGTGCTTCTGATTCGTTAATATTACCTAAAACAAAATCTGCAAATGCACGGCGAATTTGTTGTTGATTACGTCCTTGGTTTGCGTTGCTACGATTTTGCAGTCCTGAACGAATGTTACCCAACAAGCCATCGCGTTGTTGTTGTGTGATCATGCCTGCACGATTTTGGCTTGCATCTGGTTCTGGATCAGTTGCCGGTTCTGGATCAACATCGTCTTCTCCTTCTCCTTCTGCAGACCGACCTTCTGCGCCATCTGGATCTGCCGCAGGTTCTGGGTCTGTACCTTCATCCAATTCATCTTTGATATCTTTCAATTCATCAATCAAAGTATCAATTTCAGTTTGGACTGATTCAAGATCAGCTTCACGTACTTCACCAGATTCGATTTTCCCACGTAATTCAGTTAAGCGTTGCTCATGACGAGCTTGTAGTTTTTTCAATAATTTTTTGTTTTTCATGGTGTATCCTCCTATGCGTTAAGCGCCCCATTAATTTTTTGGATCATTTTCTTTCGTGTTGCAATGTCTTGCTGGACTTCCTGTTTGCCTCTAGCAAGTGCTGCTTCTGTATCCTGATAGGCAGGAAGAGAAACGATTGATACTTCGAATAAATCCACTTCATTGACCGTACGAAGCACTGGGTCAGTGTTGTAATCCCATGTTTCCTCCGTTGGGATAAAACCGAAACTACATTGGTTGATATCTCCTCGATTCATTGACTCGATCAAGTCGTTCGCAACTGTTGTATTTGGCAATTCGACTTCGAATTTTAAACCACGATCATCTTCTTCTAATCGAAGCGTACCGCTTTTAGTACGTCCTAAAACTTTGGACCAATCATGGTCAAACAAACATCGAACGTCTGAACCAGACAATGCTCTTGAAAAAGCACCAGGAGAAATCACTTCTTCAAGCCCTTCCCATAAAAGCGTGCGGCTATTAAAAACAGCTGCATAACCAGTAACAATTCGACTATTGTTTTCGGTATCATCCCTTGTACTCAAGTTGGTGATATCAAATGTCCGAATTTCCTTCTTTTTCATTTCCATCACCTCCCTTCAGATCATCACCAGTAGGCAACGAATCATCTGTTGCTTTTTTTCCAATTTGTGATAAATCATTAGAAATATAGATTGCTTGCGTTTCCGGTGTGTTTTGTTTAGGGAAACCAAGCATATCTGCCACATTGTCTGGGCTTGTAATACCAGTACGAACAATGTTGTAGCCAATATTTGTTTTGGTTGAATAAGGAACGAAATCCAAGATATTGATCTTCCATTCCACTCGATAGCCAGAATTAGGCATAAAAAAAAGAGCGGTGTAATGTTCGCCCTTGTTCTTCAATATTGGTTTGATTGCTTTGTTATGCAGGTACATCATTGCTTTTTCAATATCTGACTTCATCAATGCTTGATAAGTATCGACATTGATCCCCAAAAATTTCCCCAAATCTTTCTTGTACACACCCAAGTAATTCAAAATTGCTGCATCATCAACTGGACTTTTTAAAGTCTCAATTGAATATCCTTTCCCCAAAGGAATCATCTTGACTGTGTGGTTTTTGTCGTCTTGGGTTCCTTCTAACTGATCAAGAATCTTTGCAACGATTTGAGTTTGTGCACTGTTATTCGGATTAATGTGCGCATCCAGTTTGAGCATGACCTCAAGTAGTCCGCCTTTTGAGTATTTATCTGTCAAAACCTTTTCCGCGCTTAGAACGCCTTCTAGCGTGTTTCTGGCTAGGTCAATAATTCCGGCGCCTTTTAATGAATCAGTACCAATGTTTTTGATATGCCTGATCATTTGACCAGGTATATCTTGACCATCCATAATAAACTCTTCTTGCAGCCGTTCATTGATTTTGGTAATAACGCCATAGGCCAAATGTAGTTGATCACGATCCGTCAAAGGAAATGTTTCTCCATTGATCAAAAGTGTATTTGTTTCCAGTTTCGAAAACTCGAATCCGGTTAAATAATCATTTGGGTTGTTTAAGATGTTCAACAAGAAATGGTCCTTTACTTCTTGTCCATTTGGCCCTATCACCACCGGGGTGGCCAAAGCGACTTGATTAGAAATATCTTGAACCAATTCATATACATCAGACGATTCCATGATTGAATTGTCAGTAACATACCTTTGACCGTATCTTGTTGTTCTGCCAAAGATATCTTCAATGTGTCCTCTTTTTTCCATGAATGAAAATACTGCATTTGAAATTCTATCTCTTAATCTCAATAAGTCTCACCGCCTTTCAAATAACTTATCTGTAAATACTTCCCAAGTAATCTGCCAACTGCCCATCATCAAAATCT